TAAGGGGGGTAAAACGAAATGTGTAAATACGATGTTTGGGTGGACGTGATTATATTGTTTGTTTATCAGATAGTTACGTGATATTGGAGGGTGAATGAGGTGCAAAACGAAATGTTACAAGCGTGTTACATTTGCGTTACATTCGAGGGGCGTTTGAACGGTGTTTGAGAGAATAATGTTACATAGGAGGGTAAATGAGGCGATTTGGGGCGTTTTAAGCCTGAATAGATGTACTTGATAGAGTGAAGAGTATTAAGGGTGACACGGGCGAAGCAAACAGCTGTGACAGGGTTGTTTTATGTATAAATTGACGAGGTAGGCTATTTATAGCTTATCTTTTATTTTACGCATTCAGTATAATATTATATGCTTAAAATATCGTATATAATAAGTATTTTTGTATATTTGCAAACAAAAAAGACTTATATGACAAAGGTTATACACGTACAATTGATGAAGGGGAGGAAGAATTATTACTTTGGTTCGATTCCTGCGATTTACAGCATTTTGACGGCTGAGGAGATAGGTATTAAGCAAAGTTCGCTGGAGCGTGTAGGATTGAGCAAGGGAGGGGTTGTACTGAATAAAAAGGCGTGTATCAGGGCAGGCGAACTTATACGCTCTAAGGTAACAAAATGAGGATGCGTTTGAACAGCTAAAACGCTGATTGAACGATAGTTGAACGGCTTTCAATACGTTTTTGAACGGTTGAAAGCCGTTTTTGTGTTTTATGGGATCAAAAGAGGTGTGTTTTTAGGGTAAAAAATGGGTTAGGGGTGACATTAGGGGTGACGATTGGAGTGACAGTGAAAAACGAAATGTATAACGAGGGGGTGACATTAGGGGTGACACTTTTAACATAAACCATATTGAATTGACCCCTCCCACAATAACCAAATATTATTGATTAAGCTTGTTTTTCCCCTTTTTACCCCCTCCCTTATTCCAAAGGTGTGTGGCATATTACCATCTTGTTTCAAGTCGATTTTTTTGTGAGGTGCCCTGTTTCTCGGGGAATTCGCTTATATTTGTGGTGTAAAATCATTAAAAAGTGTGCGCGTGGCGCACGAAGGAGGGTAATATGAGTAAAGATAAGGTATCATTTAATGCAAGTTTTGAGGTGGCACAGATAACTGCGACCACCCCGGAAGAGTTTTGGCAACAAATAAACTTCCTTGCCAAAGAAGGTAAGGAAATTACAAATATTTGTGCCCTTGTAGTAACAACAAAGTTATCGTAGTTTCTTGAAGGCATTATGCGTGTACAAAGTTAAAAGAGATGTTTTGTATGAAGTATGACGGTTTAAGTAAGTATGTTGACAAAGAAGTTATGTGTGCAGGCAAAGAAAGCACGCTACTCAGATTTGAATTAATGCTCAAATATGCAGAAAAGAGTATTCAAGAGCATCCATGCGAGACGTGTGCAGATGCTCTTGGTGATTGGTTATATATACTTAAAGAATTTGTCTCTGATTGCAGAAATGAGCTAAGATAGACTTTTTATTCGTTTTCATCATCAATGAAGGTGACATTCTTTATAGAACTTGACAACTCTGAGACAAGTCCTATCTGAATGCGCTTGATGTATTTTGCCATTTGGCTATATGGAATGGTAAATCGCTTGATATGGATTTCAGTATCACCTGTATTCTGCAATCTATTGGCTATTTCATCGTGTGATTTCTCCAAATCCTCATTTTTTATAACATACGCCATCGCATGAAGATCTCGTTTGCCGAGAGGTTCGAAATCATAACATTCCAAACCAACTAAGAACCAGTTTTCCAAATCTACACCATTGTCAGCACACAATTTCCATAAATCGCTAAAATTATGACCATCAATGGCAACTATACCTTTCATGTCTGTGTACTGAGTAGAAATTCTCTCGTTGAGAATATCTAAATTAAAATCTTTCATTGTTAATAGAGTTTAGTTAATAATTATATAGTTTGTTTTTCTTACTCGAGATTTACATGTCCTATAACGAGTGCGATACCAGTTATTTCTTCCTTGGGTATATCGAAAGGAGGATATTGTGTGTTCTCGCTTACTGCAGAGAGCGAGTTTGTTGTAGTACCTGGCATTAGTCGTTTGATGAGTAGTCCTTGTTCACGTGTTGCAATGACATGTGGTCGGTTCCATTGTATGAAACCTGAGTTATGTATGATAGTACAGCCAACGATATCACCAGCATTGTATTTAGGTTGCATAGAGTCGCCTGTTACTTCTATCATGAAGTCTACATGTTGTCTTTTCCATTTGGGAATGACATAATATTCTTTTACGTCGCTCTTAGCTATAACAAAGTCTGCACTCCCGAAACCTGCAGCAACCTTTGGCGTTACTAAAGGGATCAACTCTTGTGTGGAGTGTAGTGGGTCAAGGCATCGGAATGCCTCAGGAAGTCTATCTTTTGCTGTTGGCGTGCTCGGTTGCGTTGTTACCTGTGGCTCTTGTATTGTGGGCTTGAGCATGGGGCCTTTGCCTGTGAGGAGCCATTCTGGCGAAATGCTTACGCACTTTGCATAAACAATATCAATATCAAAGGTATTCCTGCTAATCCATGTATTAACAGCCTGTGGAGATACGCCTATCATACGAGCAAATTCTGATTTATTTCCGTCAGAATAGTGCTCTATAAGCCTTAAAAGTCTATCCTTTTTCTCCATAATTAAACATTTTGCGTAAAATAATTGCCGAAATATTTGTTTTGTTTATGCAAAGCGTTTATCTTTGCAGCGTGTTAAGTTTTTAACAGCTCGCCAAAAATACGAAAAAAAGGCGAAGTGCGCAAATGTTGAACAAATTAAAATAAAAGATTATGGCAACAAAGAAAGTAGTCAACATCAATGTAAACGGAAATAGCATGCAATGTCGTCTGAATAGTCGTACAGATTGCAGATTCCTTGTAGAATTTGGGTCATATAGACTACATGTTGAATTGTCGGGAATTCCTGATGGACATGAATCAGTAACTCGACATACATCTCATCGCCCTGAAGATGATATGTGTAGTCGTATCGATATTCTATGTTCAGACTGTTCAGTATGTCCTCAAAAATCGCCGAACCCATATTCTGGAGCTGCAGCTTTGCGGCGTCATTTGCGGGATAATTTGGATCGATTGTAATAGTAGCATCAAATTTATACTTGTACATAGGATGTAAATTTTATAACAGGGCATAAAGGTAGTGAAAAGAATCAATAATAACAAATAATTATGGAATTCAGAAGAGTGATAGAAGTAACGAAAGAGACGCGGGAGTTCCTTCAGAAAGCTTTCAATGTAACGGGAACGATGGTATGGTATGCGCTGAACTTTGACGAGAAGCGTGGTCAGAGTGATTTAGCAAAGCGCATCAGGAACCTTGCGCTGCAGAAAGGTGGTGTAGTGCTTAATATTGGTCCTGAGATTGAAACTATACATTCTGCAGATGGATGTATGCGTCAGTATTTTCCACACGATGTTTTACTGGAAGCTGACACACGCTGCACTGGATTGGTGGCCGTATATAAGAAAGGTGAGCTTCAGCGTAGTTGGGATAACCCAGGTGTGAGTGAGCTTGACGGAATACAGAGTTGGGCGATGAGCCTATAACATTGAAATGGAATGGAGTATTTCAACAAAATATTGTGCGTGACATACGCGGAACTGACTGAAGGTAGTGATGCAGTTATTAAAGCTGCTACATTACGTCAGAACATGAGCCGTGGAAATATCGTCAGCGTACACCGCGGAGGTGGCGAGGGCGGTCAGGCACTCTACGCATGGAGCTCTATCCCTCAGAAATACAAGGCTCGGTATATGGAACGATACGGTGATCCAGAGCAGCGAATGAAGGAAGCGATGATGCGTGACCGCATCAAGCTGGACAGTGAGGCACGTGAGTTCTTTGAAAACTTCACTTACGAGAAGAACGGCAAGCAGGAACATTTGACTGATAAGCTCGTCGAGGAGTACACCATTAATGCCAGCGTACTAAAAGAGCTGTTGAAGATGATGGCACAGCGTAGAGCTATTCGTCAGAGTCTGAACGGTAGCACTGCAGGGGCTTGGGAGGTAATCTATCAGAGTTCTGAAGCTATGCGTGATGAATATCACCACACACTCCCACAGAACCAGGCACGACTGAAGGCAAAGATTAAGACATTCAAGGCTGACGGGTACAAGAGTCTTATCAGTGGTAAGGTCGGGAACCGTAATACGGTGAAGATAACACCCGAGTTCGGGCAGCTGCTCATCGCACTGAAGCGCAGTAGGACACCCGTTTATACCGATGCTCAGCTCTTTGAAGAAGCGAATCGTCGAGCTATAGAGAATGGTTGGAAGCCTCTGAAGAGTCTTGCTCGCATGAAGAAGTGGCTGAATAGCCCAGACATAGAGCAGCTATGGTATGATGCCGTGTATGGTGAGAATGCCGCCCGTCTTAAATTTGGCAGGAAGCAGAGAACGAAACTTCCAACACGTCGTGACTCGCTTTGGTATGGTGATGGAACACGCCTGAACCTGTATTATCAGGATAAGGAAGGAAAAGTGCGTACGACACAGGTTTACGAGGTGATTGATGCTATGAGTGAGGTAATGCTGGGCTACTGGATAAGCGATTCAGAGGATTATGAGGCGCAATATCACGCTTTCCGAATGGCTATTCAGACCAGCGGACACAAGCCCTACGAGATTGTACATGATAATCAAGGCGGGCATAAGAAACTAAACAAGGTTCAGCCGAACTCAAATGGAAAAGGCTTCTTGGACAAAATATGCCATATCCACCGTGCCACAATGCCAAACAACGGCTCTTCCAAAACGATTGAGTCCATATTCGGACGTTTTCAACAGCAGGTTCTCCACCAGTATGACAATTTCACGGGTCAGAACATCACTGCAAAGAAAACCAGCAGCCGACCCAACCTTGAGAGCATGGAAGCCAATAAGAAGAGCTTGCCTACATTAGACGAACTGAAAGCTATCTATGCAGAAGCACGGCAGAAGTGGAACTCCATGAAGCACCCCATCTATGGTAAAAGCAGAATGGAAGTATATGCAAGCAGCGTAAACGAAGAGACACCAGTCGTAACACCTGTAGACATGGTAAATATGTTCTGGGTTATGCACAACAAGCCCGCAACGTTTACTGATCAGGGTATCACTATTGAGGTGAAAAAACAGAAATATACATGGGAGGTATTCAAGAACGGAGAACCAGACTTGGAATGGCGCAAGCTGCATACGTGGGAAAAATTCTATGTTCAATATGATCCCAACGACATGACCACTGTTAATCTTTATGCGATTGACCTTGCTGGAGGAAAACGTTTTTCAGCCGTAGCACGTCCCTACTGGGAGATACACCGTGCATTGCAAGACCAGAGTGCAGAGGAGAAGACGCAGATACACAAAGCTATCGAAGCAGGTAAGAACGACCGCATTGAACGTGTAATAGCAGGCAGGCGCATCGCTATTGCCCATGGTACTGACCCAGAGCAGAACGGACTCACCTATCCGAAGCTGAAGGGACTTAACAAGGAGCAGCAGGAGCAAGCACAATCAAGACTTGCCTTGTACTCACAGCCACCTAAAAGATTCACATTGGGACAGATAACCAAGCATATTAGTCTGACCGATTGGAGCGATGAGGTAAATGAGAATAAAGAACAAGACATAACTACACCTGTTAAGGTTGATATGGCAGCAACGGCAGGAAAACTATAAGGAAGCCGATGATAAGTCATTCACTTACGCATCAAAAGTGGGTCACTTAGGCTTTAAAAGCGATAAGGTAATTATAAGCAGCGAGGCATTGCCTCACTGAACAAGAACAATTAATAAAAGAACAACAATATGAAACTAACAAAGAACGAAAAAGGACAGATACAGGAGAGCTTGAAACAATATGTCAGCAAGTATCCAAGTCAGAATAAGGCAGCACAGAGCCTTACAGGAACAAGTAGCGCAACTGTGAGCAGCATCTTGCAGGGTAAATGGGAAAATATATCTGATGATATGTGGCGCAACCTCGCATCGCAGTTAGGAACTACTACTGGTACAGACTGGCAGGTGGTTGAGACGAAAGCCTATCAAGAGATGGTATTCGCAATGAACGATGCTCAAACAGTTAAGAACGTTACGTGGGTAGTTGGTGAAGCAGGTTGCGGAAAGACAACCACAGCTAAGCTGTATGCAGGTGAGCACAACGAGGTGTTTTACATTCTCTGTTCAGAAGATATGAAGAAAAGCGACTTCATTCGTGAGATTGCACGCCGTATCGGTCAGAAGACAGAAGGTTACAGCGTTAGAGAGCTGCTCGACCGCATCATTGATGATCTGATTCAGATGAACGCACCATTATTACTCTTTGACGAGGCGGACAAGTTGCCAGAGCGTGTATTTCACTACTTCATTGACTTGTACAACCGTCTGGAGGATAAATGTGGTATCGTCTTCTTCTCTACAAGCTATATCAAGCGTCGTATGACAATGGGGCTGCGTTACAACAAGTGTGGGTATAACGAGATTCATTCACGTATCGGTCGTAAGTTCTTTGAACTTGAACGTACAGGTGCTCACGATGTCTATGCTGTTTGTGTGGCGAATGGCATCACTGACAAGGCACGCATATCAGAAGTGGTGAGAGACTCTGAAGAATACGAGTTCGACTTGCGCAGAGTAAAGAAGAGTATTCATAGAGTAAAACTTATGACTAAAGCCTCCCCCAGTCCATCCGAAGGGAACTCAAACAGTGGTAAAACAGTGCTCAAATAAGCCTCAGTCCTAAGAATGATGACTAAAGTGATAAAAGATGCAGCTCAGGTGATAGCTGAACTCACTGCTACCAATGCTGAGCTTCGCGATAAAATAAAGGAGCTCGAGAAGTCGCTGTGGCGGCGGGACCATCCTGTGCTCCGTCGTGCACTGAGTGTGAGTGACGTGATGCGCATGAAGAAAGAGACTTATCCTTTTGAAGGAGAATGGAAGGAAGCCTTCGGTCATCCCGAGAAGAATGGCGTGTGGTTCGTGTGGGGCAACAGCGGTAACGGCAAGACGAGTTTCTTATTGCAGCTTTGTAAGGAACTCTCCCGCTTCGGTCGTGTTGCATACGACAGTCTGGAGGAAGGAGCTTCGCTGACAATGAAGAATGCCTTTATGACGGCAGGCATGCAGGACGTTGCACGACGGTTCGTACTGCTCGATCGCGAGAACATGGAACAGCTATCGGCACGCCTTGGCAAGCACAAGAGCCCAGACATCGTTGTGATAGACAGTTTTCAATATACGCACATGAGTTTCGCAGAGTACGAAGCATTCAAAGAGCGACATGCCAACAAGCTGCTCATCTTCGTCAGTCAGGCTGATGGGAATAAACCTGCAGGACGTACTGCTGTAAGCGTGATGTATGATGCGAGCCTGAAGATATTTGTCAGTGGGTTTCGAGCAATCAGTAAGGGACGGTACTTCGGAAACAAGGGCTATTATACAATATGGAAAGAGCGAGCAGATATATACTGGGGCGAAAGTCCTAAGCAAGAATAATATTTAATTAAAAGAATATGAAATATGTAATTTTTGAAGATGATAAAACTGGGTTGAAACAGCCAGTAGTTTTTAGTGACCACACAGTTCATTCTTCCATTAATGTGGAGCGGTGTCATCCTGTCAGTGGTGGATTCTTTATGATAGGGAAATATGGTACTGTTACTACTTATGGAACAGCAGAGTCGCTTGGTCTCCAGCCACAAGATGGAGATGATGGTCTGTTGTTCTGTGTGTTGCAGAATATGGGTACAATGTTTTTTCTTTAATCGGATTTAGTATGAGCAAGGAACTGCGAATGATAGAGATTACACCAGGGAGACTTAGTCCGGGTGGTCGAATGACGGAAGTCATAGAAAGTAAACATTTCAAATGTCCGTACTGTCAAGGTAACGGCTATCACTGGCAGGAGGACAGGTATCAAGAGCCATACAAAAAAGACTGCCCGGTATGTCAAGGTAGCGGTAAACTTGATGCAGTGATAAAAGTTGAGTGGAAAGCAAATGAAAATCATAATATGGAGGAAAGAAAATGAAAGAGAAGAAAAGAATAAGAATCACTCGTTGTGAAGGCGTTGGGCGGATTTTTGGAAATATAACTTCTGGAAGTGAGCATGTGGTTATCGACCCACCAGCTGGCAAGGACGATAAACGTGGAGTATGGGTAATGGGAGTTGGAGAACCTGTATTGGTGTTGCATCGGGAGTTTTATTATGTATAACATGAGCAAATTATGGGAATTCTAAGGTACAAATCAACAATTCCGAATGACAAGCCGGAGTGGCTGCTAAGGCTTCAGCTGGCTATCAGTAACATCTACTCTTTACGAGGAATTGAGGATACTGAAGAAGAGTGGCAAAAGCTGAAAGACTTTGTAGACTGGTTTGTCCATAAGCTGTATATCCGCAAAGACATAACTGTAAGAAGTGAGATCGGCACCGACCTGATCAGTGAAGACGGTCAGAGACAGCTGCTCATCAAGCGGAACGGAAAATTAATCCAAACGTATTACATTCAAAAATAAAAGATTATGGCAACATTTTTAGACAAGCTCAAGAAGAGATTGCAGACATGGCATGAGGAACGTGCCGACAGAATGCAGAACAAACGACAGGCACGCCTCGATGCAGAGGCACGTGAAGCTGTGCAGGTAATGGAGTTTAATGGCGAATTGTTTGTGAGCATGAACGGCGTGCCACTGCTTGCAGTATACGATCTGAACGAGACCCTTCCAGAGGTGGTATCTCACGCAAGGCAAAATTACAAAGATTGGAAGGAGGAAAAGCTATGGGAAAAGTAAATATTGGACCACGATATTATCGTGTTACTGTCATGATTAAACCAGAAGGATTTAATAAGATATTATTGGAGGGACTTTTGGTTTATGGAAAAGAAGCATATACTCTTTCGGAAATCAGAAAGAAGTGTTGGGAGTTTCTCAAACCTCAGATAAACTTCGAAAAATACAATATTAATCCAGATCAGGTAAAAAAGGATATTAAACTCATGTCTATACCAGTTGATTTCTTACTCAATGCGGATCTAAAATAGGAATTATGAAAAAAGAATTTAATTACACACGTTTTTACACACTGCTAAAGAAGATGCCTGGTGCTGACAAGGAAACGCTGGTCTATCAGTTTACACAAAACAGAACAGTACACCTTCATCAGATGTCGGCAAAAGAATATGACTCGATGTGCAGGCAGATGGAGGAAGTTACAGGCTATGACGAGCGTCGACGCAGGCAGCATGACATCCTACGAAAGGCACGCAGCGGAGTTCTGCACCAGCTGCAGATATATGGAATTGATACAACAGACTGGAATCGTGTGAATGCCTTCTGCCAAGACCCACGTATAGCAGGTAAACCTTTCAGGGCGTTGGATGTGGATGAGCTCAACGCACTGAATGCTAAGATAAGAATTATCATTAGAAAAAGTAAAAATGAAGACGAGTAAGCAGGTTGACAAGTTATCATTACAATTAACCTGTTCACATGTAAGCTCGTAAACAATTCAACCAAACATTAACAGATATGATGAACATTAAAGACATGAGTAAGGAGGAGCGGGCAAAGCTGCTCGCCGAGTTACAGAACGAGGAGAAGAAGAACCGCATCGAGCGGCGTGAGACCTACGAGGGGTTACGTGCTGAGATGATGCACGATGTGTGGCAACGCCTGACACGTGTTGTGACTGACGTGCGTGGATTCCACGACTGGTTGCAGGGTGAAGTTGAGAGCTTCGTAAGTGTGATGCGTGACTATGGTCAGGTTCGTAAGAATGACCAGCGAAGCTACACGATTACTGACGGCGATTTTCGCCTTGAAATCTCAAGTAATAAGGTGAAAGGCTTTGACGAGCGTGCAGACCTTGCAGCAGAGCGTCTAATCGACTACCTCAAGCGTTATATGGAACAGAGCGAGAGAGGTTCGGACGATCCAATGTATCAGATGGCAATGACGCTGCTTGAACGCAATAAGGCTGGTGACCTCGACTACAAGAGCATCTCTAAGCTGTATGAGTTGGAGGATAAGTTCGATAGTGAGTATTCAGAGATTATGACACTTTTCAAGGAGGCGAATGTGGTCCAGAAGAACGCTATCAACTACTACTTCTATCAGAAGAACCCAAAGACCAATGTCTGGGAACGTGTAGAACCAAGCTTCTGTAGGTTATAAGATAAAAATCATTAACTAACTCCTGTTTAAGAATAAAACCGCCCATTAATGTGTACGAACACACATTTTGGCGGTTTTTATTTGTAGTAAGCAGATAAAAAGGTGTAAATACTTGCAAATAAGATGATTATTTGTTAATTTTGCAGATATGAGTAAAGGAAGGGATAAAAAGCTGATAGAACTGCGTGACGAGGCTTTGTGCCGACGCTACTATTATTGGACGGAGGAAAAACGCCTCCGCTTTGATGATGCGCTGTGTATTTTGTCGAAGCAGGAGTTCTTTATCAGTGAGGAACGCATCATGAGCATTATACGCCGCAAGTGCCATGAGATAAAAGATATTCAGGTGCGTCCTGTTCCCAAGGTCAGAATGCCAAGGTTGACAGCACGTCAGTTAGAGCTGTTTCAGAAATAAAAGGTAGAAGGAACTCTTCTACCTTTTATCATTTATTCTGCAGCAGAACCGTCGTGCAATTCAAACTGGAAGATGTACTCATAGACCTTAATCATACCTGGGAGCGAATAGAATCTTGTTTTCGTGCGATACAACGGTCCCATGTTCTCACAGTGACGTGAACACTGCAATACAGTGTACAGGCGGTTTGCCAGCCGTAAGCGTTCTTCCGTTTTTTCTGTAGTTCCAGAGCCGATGTGTGTGTCGTCGTAACAGTCGATAGCAAGCCGTGCTGTAAGCGTTACCACGCCCTTTTGTATGCCTAAGCCTATTTCTTCCCAGTCAGCCTCCATATTACCTATGAGAGCACACGGAAAGGTCACTGGGTAAGTGTCCTCTGCTGTTTCAAGCTGTCCGTAGTCCTCGTCTACTAATGAAAGTTCAGGTATCTCATTGCTAATGAGATTGAGGATAGATGTAATAATTGCTTCCATATTCTATAATCCTAAGATGTTTGTAATTTCCTGTTCTATTTTCTCATTGATACTCTTCGTCAGCTCCTCACTTTTACCTATGAACTGACGTTTGGGTATTTTCACAGTCAGTTTCTGCTTCCGGGTGAGTGCAAGGTTACGCCAGAACTCAGCCTGTGGTGAAGCTGACTGTGCCGGGCTTTTCTTCTTCCCTTTTTGTCCCTTTGGCGACCTTCCTGAAGTGTTATAGTACATATACCAGGCAAAACGTCGCATCTTGGGTGTTACGGCTGTGCTGACAGTCCCTCCCTGGTTGTGTATGGCTGCATACGGAAGGTCATTTGATACCGTCACACGATAGTCGCCCGGCATATACTTAATGGACGAGAAAAGATGGTTTCGTCCTGACAGCAAAGGACCATACGAGGCTGCTGCCCTCGTGGAGCCGGACAGCTGCCGCTTTGTCACAGGCCACTTCTGCAGACCACCGTTGACGAATCCTCCTTTACGGAAGTTCTCCTGATAATGGTCTTTTGCCATCCTTCCGACCTTGATTGGTAATTGCCGTCTCATAAGCCTGTCAAGTTCCCTGCTTTGACTTTTTATGAGCTCCGAGAAAACTTTTATCTCCATTTGCTTGTTTTATTCGTTTATAAGTTGTATATTTGCAGCAGCTTCATCAAGAAGTTAGCATGTGCTACGGCACGTTGCATCGCGGAGGAAATTATTTTCCTCCGTTGTTTTTATAGAACTTCCCGTCTTTATAGAATAGTCTTGTTTTCCCTTTCTCATAAATCCAAACTTCTTTTATTGCATGTTCGTCCAAATGCTTCCTTGCCATAATTTGCTTTCTTATGAAGCGGTCAGAACAGCCTTTTGTATTATTGATTACTATACGAGATGATTGTTCTATACCATGTGATAACATGCGTCCCACTTTTTTCTTACTCCATGGTTTTATAAAGCCTTCATACTCATAGAATTTTCCATCTACTTCAAAGTCTGGGCATTTCTTTTCGTATCGTGTTCCTATAAGTTTACCATATATTTTTGCATAACTGTCAGACTTATAATGCACTCGTGGCGTGACCCTGACAATCTTACCTTCTTTAGCAAAATCGTTTGCTATTTTTACGATAGCCTTGTAATCCCCTTTTTTCTTTTCTGTGTCTGCATGAATATAAAGTGCACCACCATTTTTATATTTATGGGTTAATTTAAAGCCATCTTTATTACTTCTATCAATACAGCCATCTACATACGGACAATGATAGCAGTCCTTTAGCCTGTTTGTAAACAAACTTTTTAGTCTATCCTTAAACTTAGGATTATAGAATGCGCAATCATTACATGACTTTGGGAAATATGGATGATCATCAGAGAACGTCTCACCCGTTGTGCCTGGATTCCCTTTCAGCCCCGGCTGCGGTTCAGAGTGTACATCATCTACAGGTACAGGTGTCACAGCCTCGTCAGTACTCGACAGGGTGCACTTGCAGTTCCAGCGGTCGCCCGGTCTGTGCTCGTTCCAGAATTCATCGTTGACCGGGCGTATCGTGCCCCAGTACTGGCGGTGGTCTTCTCCCGGGTGCAGGCTCGTCGACGGCATCCACTTGAGGTTAGGCAGCACATCCTGCTCACGGCGGAACTGCTGCCAGTCTGCTGCTTGATGCGCACGGAGCACCGCCGTGTCATATTCTGTCTTGAACCAAGAACCACACTGATGAGAGGCAATTGGCAGGACATCATTCAACCACTGATTGAACGGCTTTAAATTACCATTTGAATCCAGCAGTCGTGCAGCCATATCATTCTGCGCACGGTGCACCTTGAATGCCGAGAACACCTCGTTGCTGTGTCTGAGCTGCTTTCTGAGTTCATTGTCATGGTCGGAAGAAACAAAAGTCTCGTCTGTAGCCTGGTTGAAGATGTCCCGTACAGCTTCATAGAGATATGGTTCTATGTCAGTCTTCACATTGAACTTCTTGTTGTAGATATTCTCAAGTGCCTTTCTCAAAACAGCCTCACTTATCTGAATATCCATAGAAGGCGCATCATCTGTATCGAAGTAGGTGTTGTTGACTACCAGTCTAAACGAGCCCCGTCCTCCGGGGCTTTCACGAAAAAAGAGTGCAGGCGGTTCTTGAACCTTGAGATTTGACCTTTGCCTTTTGATGTTTGCGTAGTGCCGTCAGGGTCTTCTTCCTCTGTCTGCTGCTTTAGTTTTTCCTCACGTGCTTTTTTCTCCTCCACCTGTTGTTGCTTCTGCCGGTCATAGTCCTTCGGTTTCTCGATACCGAATTTCTCATAGAGGTAATCATCATCAATAGGAAGAGAGAAGGTCGTGTGCAGCTGCGTAAGAACACTCATCTCAGTGTTAGGGTCAATGTCTTTCTTCTCCGGGAAGCAGAACTTCCCGCCGGCGGTGTTGATGCCCATGTGGGCGAAGATGTCTGTCATATCATAGTTCAGCACCTTGAGGACATATTCCCTGTCAGCCTTGGCAACGTTCTCCTCCACCTTCCTATGGACGGTGCCGAGTGCCTGCGTGCCTTTATCAGATGATTCGGTGGTCAGGGTGTTACCAAGTATGAGCTTTGAGATTTCGCTGTTACAGCGCTCTACAAGCCGCTCGTAGACATCTGCAGAGCCGGTCTTGTTCCCGGCTTCACGTAGCTGCAGCTCCGTGTCCTTGCCGTGAATGAAAGTAGCAAGAGAACCGATAGAGTTTGCATCCTGCAGAGCACGTTCACGGGCATCCTCGTCGTCAGTATCGTAGATATACTCCTGAATGGGCATGCCGAAGACTTCTGAGAACTGTGCCCAGTCAGCGGTCGTATTGCGCTTGTATATGACCCACGGTGCAGCCTTTGCAAGTAATCCAAGGTCGGTGTCTCGGCCAATGAACAGAAGGTCGGAGAATTCATCCCAGGACATACCTTGGATGTCCGTCTGCCTGCCAAGGATTAGCCTGCGGACCGGTTCCACGTGCTTGCGTGGAACGAGGTCGTAGTCTATCCATTCGCCGTTCCTGTAGAACTGAAGCAGGGAGAATCCCCAGAAACGTGCATCAAGTATATCCGATACACATCGGTAGAACCACGGTGAAAGTATCTGCTCATTGATGGCATCGTCAGGCTTTCCGTTACGCTGGAACTCGACACTTGAACACAATACGGCATTCTTACGCTTGTCAATTACACTTGACAGGTGTGCGTCAAGCATAATATCCGTATAAAGGTCATAGAGCTTAGACCGCTGTGTATAGTCGACATTCTCTGCAGCACGGACGGCACTCATGAAGTCTGAGGTGTCTATGCTGAAGCGTTTAGGCTGGGTCAGCCTGATAACAGCAGGCTGCCTCTGATTCTGCCGTGGTATATTTCCACTGACAGTTATTCTTTTGCTTTTCTTGCTCATATCTATAATCTGTTTATCCGTTTCCTGTTACTTCTGAACATCAGTGACGCCTTTGCTGCTCTCTCTTCTTCCGGAAGGAGCGGTGCCCCGTCTATAGAGATCTGCCCTTCTGCAACGGCTTTCATCCATTCAACAGCTCTTTCATATCTGTCCTTACGTACTTGGGAGAGCTTCATGGGGTTGTGGATGCAGAAGATGTGGTACACGGCAATGTCTATCACCATCATCAGAATTAGCTGATTGCGCTTGTCACCTGTTTCTGAGAATATCATATTACAGTCGTATCGTTTGTTAAGATAGCTTCGCATTTCGGCAATGGCTCTGTCTTCGCAAATCTCTACGAGCGATTCGTCGTCCCTGACAAGTGCATCGAGTATCTCTCTGTGCACACTTGCATCATAATCCCTGATGTCTATAAACTGGCTCATATCCTGAATTTGTTTTTGTTTCTTACACTTCTTCTTGACTGTGTGAGCGGCCGGTCTGCACGCTGTGCAGTCTGGTCTATCTTCCTGTTTCCACCCTCCACGGCATCAGGACCGTCGGCAGGATACTTCATTGAAAGGGTGAAGAGCTTGAACTGGTCCTCGAGTTCCTTCATGTGCGGATTGTCCTGCTCTTCCACATTGAGAATCAGGTTTCCTTCACGATTCATAGGCTCAAGGTTCGCCTCGATACGTGTGGCCTTGTCAGTCTTCTTTTCCTCGTCTCCTTGAATGTACAAGGTGATATTCTTGTCTTTCCGCACCTTTCGTACCAATGGACGGAACACCTGCTGGAAGAAAGGGTCCTGCAGCTTGTTGTTCTCCATCCAGCAGTAGACGGTGCTGCGCCCTGCAACATATTCAAGCAGCTGCACATACCAGTCGATGAACTCGGCATTGAGAGCCTGTGCAAGGCGTGCCTTAATTACGTAGAGTTTTCCGTCTCTCTTTCCAAGGAGCATAACGGCCTTGAAAGACTTGCCTTTCTTTCCACGGCTTTCTCCAGGTGCAGGGTCTCCGTAGATAACGAGGAACTTGAACTTGGAAAGTGCCGGAACCTTGCCGTAGACAACCTGCTTGAATATCTCACCTTCAGAAATCGGATTGTTGAAGTACTCGTGCTGCTGTGAGAGCGTGGAGATTTTTGAGAGTGTGCGGTCGATATGCTCTTCTGTGTTCTTCTGCGGCCATGTACTTTTGCCGTTTTTGTCGCGGATATTGATAATGTCCCAGTGGTCTGCAATCTCTCCAGCACGTGTGACGCAGCAGTCCTTGGCGATTATGTTTCCGCAGAAGACAATCAGTGTAGGTTCTGATGTTGAGCGTGTCGGGTAAAGAGCCTGTTCCCACCATTCCCAACGCTTCTGGATGATGTCAGGATTTTTTGTATCCTCGTCTGTGTCGAAGTCATCTACAAGCAGCACGTCCGGGCGGATGGCCTCGTTACGTGAACCACGAGGAGACTGCCCTGCACCGATGGCACGGAAGGCGACACCGCCCTTGGTTATGAACTCGTCTTCAGTCCACGCCCCTATTGATTTCTGTTTTCCGTAATAGGCAATGATACGCCCATTGGCCTCCAGATTCGCTCTGTAAGGGTCGAGCAGGCGTATGGCGTTGTCCTTGCTGTTGGAGGTAAGAATTATGTTGCGCTTTTTTCCTGTCAGTGAGAGATACATTACGATGAACATCGTGATGGTAGACTTCGCCAGCTCACGAGACCAGGACAGCACTTCGTACCATTCGTCGTGTGCAATGATACGACGAATAGCTCTTTTCTGAAAGTCTGCGAACTCATACTTCGCATAACTTGGAAAGAAAAACTTAATCCACTCAATCGGGTGAGCTTCAAGATATATACGATGCTTTTCACGCTCAGCGACACTCATATCCTTGTCAACTGGAGTTGAGCGCATAATATCCTGTAAGAACTTCTCCCAATCAAGAAGTGCATTTCTATCAACCAGTTTCATTCTTTCTATGACTATAAGAGTGATTTTATGAATGCGTCAGACAGCTGTGTAAGTTCCTTAGCCTTGTCAAGGTCTACAGGCCGCAGGAACTCAATGAACTTGGTCTGCACGCTTATAATGTCAGCAATACCGACGTCTGTCTCCATCTTGCGAATTGCAGCAGACAGCTTGCCGAGTATGTCCGCCTCTGTCGTACTTGCGAAGCGTTCGCCCTCCGGCTTCTCTGCAATCTTCCTGTTTATCTCTGCTACCTGCCGGTAGAGGTTGGACACCTGCTCTTCACGGGTGAGTGTGAGCCCGACCTTCTGCTCCTCCCATTTCCCTTCAGCTATCCACCGGTTGACCGTGATGCGTGATACCCCCACACGGTCAGCTATTTCCTGCTGTGTAAGGTTCTCTTTCAGATAGAGCGTCTTTGCCCACTCTTTTTTCTGCGTGTTGCTTAATTCTTTTGCCATCTTTCACCAAATTATAGTGCAAAGGTGCAGCCTTTTAATGACGCATGCAAATGGTTTCCGTATGATGCAACTTTGTAGGTTAACAATCTGATTATAAAGTTTGTATGATAAAATATGAGTTTGCATGGATGCGGAAAATATTTCACCTTTGCACCGTAATCCGCAATGATCGGCAGTAATTCAAGTAAAGAAAATGAAGGCAAAGACATTCTTTAATATCATTCCAGGTGAAGACACCTGCTGCATCCTCCTCTATGGTGACATAGGAGACAGCTATGGTACGATTACCAGTGCCCAGATAACACGTGAGCTGATGGCAGCTGAGGCAACCTATAAGAACATAGATGTTCGTATCAACAGCATAGGTGGCGAGGTCTATACAGGTATTGCCATCTTCAATGCCCTGAGAGCAAGCAAGGCCAACATAACCATCTATGTTGATGGTGTCGCTGCTTCCATGGCAAGCGTGATAGCCTTGTGCGGAAAGCCTGTATATATGAGCCGCTATGCACGCCTGATGCTGCATAGCGTCAGTGGCGGATGCTACGGCAACACCAGGGACATGAAAGACATGATCTCACAGATGGAAAGTCTTGAAGACACACTCTGTGATATGTATGCGGACAAGTTGGGCAAGGATAAGGCTGAAATCAAGTCATCCTATTTTGATGGAACAGACCACTGGCTGACAGCAGAGGAAGCAAAGATTTCCGGCTTCATCGACGGCATCTATGATGCTGACCCTGTACCAGAAGAAAGCACACCAGAGCAGATCTATGCAATATTCAATAACCGGCTCAATGAGCCTCAAAACAGTTTAGATATGAATTTAGAAGAATTGAAGAAACGCCCGCAGTTCAATGACTGTGTGACAGATGCAGAGGTGCTTGCACGTCTTGCCCAGATTGAAGCGAAGGCTGACAAGGTAAACGACCTTGAGTCCGAAAACAGTTCCCTCAAGGCCCAGCTCAAGAGTTTCAGGGATGCCGTTGAAGAGGAAGCAGCTGCAGCACGCAAGACCCTGCTCGATGCAGCTGAACAGGACGGACGTATCAATGCCGAGACACGCCCTGTCTATGAGAACCTGCTGAAGGAACACCCCGATGATGGCAAGAAGGCTCTCGCTTCATTACCGACCAAGAAGATGGTCAGGGATGTTTTTCCGGGGAATCAGACGGCAGAAGAGAGTCCTTGGGAGAGACGGCAGCGTGAGATCCGTGACCAGTACCACGGCAAGTAAGTCAACAACTAACAAACAGTATAATATACCCTACTATGGCGATAACGATTAAGAATACAAACTACAATGGTGAGGTGCTCGAGCAGCTCCTTACCGTAGCGACAACCAACAATGAGATTGTGAACAAGGGTCTCATTCACGTGATTCCAAACGTGTCCAAGAAGATTTCAATTCCACGCCTGCGCACAAGCAAGATGCTGCAGAAACAGAAGGAAGACCCTCAGGTAAGTGACAGCAAGGGTGGATTCGATTACTCGGAAAAGGAGCTTAATCCTGTAGACTTCATGGCCTTTACGGTCTTCAATCCACGTACCTTTGAGCAGGTCTGGAGGCCTTTCCAGCCTAAGGGCGACCTTGTCTTTGCAGAACTTCCTCCACAGATTCAGAATCAGCTGCTTGATGCACTTTCCAAACAGGTACAGTTCGAGCTTGGCGGACACTATGTCAATGGCGAGGCAGGCAGCGATGATGACCACCTGTTCAACGGAATTCTGACACAGGCAGCAAAGGATACGGACGTGATCGTTGCAAAGAGTGACTCTGCCAAGATGCTTGACCGTCTTGCTGCCGTGCGTAAGTCAATTCCTGTTGCTATCCGTGAGAATCCGAACCTGCGCATTCTGATGAGCGTGAGCGACTTCGACAGGTATGACGACGAGCTGACCGCCCGTGAGTACAAGAACCTCGACGAGACGACACGTAACATCAAGCGTTACAAGGACATCAGGATTGAGACCATCGCTGCGTGGCCGGATGACCTCATTGTTGCGACGCTCTGTAGTCCTGATGCAATGACATCCAATCTGTTTGCAGCAGTGAACCTGCAGGACGACGAGCATGTCATCAAGATTGACAGGGTGAGCAACATGAGTGAGCTCTACTTCTTCAAGATGCTGATGAAGGCTGATACCAACATCGCTTTCGGCGAGGAGTTCGTTGTGCTTGACAAGCGTAAGATACCGAAGTTTACCCCTCGCGGATAGACGATGGTTCGGCGCATAGTATAATCATTAAAAACAATAAAATGGAAAAGAAGATTAAGACAGGAGAGAAAGAAGTTAAGATGGTTTCTATCAAGGTGACAGAAGACTTCCTCGACAAGTTTGACTTGTCAGTCCGTTATGAGGCTGGTACGGTGCTGGAGTTCGACGAAGAGCGTGCCCAGGATGTTGTCGGACGGGGCTTGGCAGAATATGCTGAACCAGAACTTCCACAGGGTTAATGAGTAATCCTATGAAGTACCTTGTAATCCACTGCACCGCCACCCCCGAAGGTCGTGAGCTGAGCTCTAAGGAAATACGTGCGTGGCATACGAATCCTGTAAGTCAGGGCGGGCGTGGCTGGAAGCAGGTGGGTTACACGGATATGGTGCACTTGGACGGGCGTGTAGAGCGGTTGGTCGACAACAATGAGGATGCCAATGTAGATCCATGGGAGGTTACCAACGGCGCGGCAGGTTTCAACAGCATCAGCCGGCACATCGTGTATGTGGGCGGCTGCGACAAGACTATGAAGCCGAAGGATACCCGGACGGCAGCGCAGCGTGAAGCACTGAAACGCTATGTGCAGGATTTCCACCGCCGTTTTCCACAGATACGTATTGTCGGCCATCATCAGCTCAATCCGGGCAAGGCCTGCCCGAGCTTTGACGTTCCGGCATGGTTACGTGAGATAGGTATCCGGCAATAACTTCAAGACAACAAGACAATGGCAGAGACAATATTTCAGATTCTGCAATGGGCAGTGCCGTCTGGTGGTATTGGTGCTGCCATTGCCTGGATTGCCAACCGCCGTCTGCGTACGGTAGAGGAAAAGAAGAAAGTAGAAGACACCTACAAGCAGATGTATGACATGGTGTCGGCAGAGCTTGTAGGGCTTCAGAAACAAAACAGAATGAATTATGAAAAAATCGAAGGACTACGAAACGAGAGTGACAAGACACGCCGGGCTCTCAACCGTCTCTCGCGTGCTGTCGAGGCTATCCAGCTTTGCCCTCATCGCGCTGCTTGTCCTGTCAGCAGCGAGCTGTCGCTCGACGAAGAAACTGACGGTCGAAAAGCACAGCGCACTAAGTATGGACGAATCGGCAGACAGCGAGTCGGTAATCATCAGCGAGACACAGATGCTGCCGCTGAAGGTACCGATGTCGGCAGTGAGCCTGACGCTCAGGCTGGACTCGTTGAGCCGGCTGCCTCCCGGCGCAGGATACTCGGCGCGTCAGGGACAGGCGAATCTGAAAGTACGACGAAAGCCTCCAGCCGCAGGTGAACCAGGACAGGTCATAATAGAAGCAAGCTGTGACAGTCTGGAGCTCGTGTGTGCTAATCTGACAAAGACGGTCAGCGTTCTCAAAAAGCGGCTTGCCCGTCAGACACAGAAGAGCAGCTCTCAGTATGGGAAGACGGAAAGAACATTCTCTCTTGCCAATGTTCTGACGGCGTTCAAATGGTTTCTGACAGGTATTGTGACGGGATTTATATTATCGAAGATTAAGGCAGTTATTTTATTTTTTAAACGATTTTTATATGGTAAATAAAGATTTCATGTATGGTCTCAGCAAGATGACCTTCATGAGCAAGACAGTCGGCTACATCGAAAAGGACAGCTTCGAATGGGGCGGTTCTGCACCGGAAAGTGTTGATGTTGATGCCGAGCAGGTACCGGATGCACCAGTTCTCACACTGGTACAGAAGAACGGCACTATTGCTCCGAAGTTCAATATGATCCAGCTGAACTACGAGAACCTCGCAGCTATGCTTGGCGGTACTGCAACCGCAACCGGTTGGAAAGCACCGACAACCCTGCTGCAGCTGCGCGGCGAATGTGTCATTGACACGCCGAGCGGCAAGCGAATCAAGATTCCCAATGCAGTGCTGCTGTCCCACCTTGACGGTAAGCTGACGCTTACGGAGGTTTCCAAGATTGCCTGCGAGCTGAAGGTGCTGAAGCCTGCTGACGGAAGTGCTCCTTACGAGATCTGTGATATTGATGCGGGCTGATGGGCGTGGTCATGGATGAGAGAAGAATCCAACAGGAGGCATCGGAAGCCCTGCTTGACATAGGGGTTTCGGTGCCTCTGAAACCTGTCCGCCTTCCCTTCTTCAAGAAGCCTCTGATGTTCAGGATGTCAATGCACCGTCCGAGACTGAGCACTCAGATCAAGATAGCACGTCTTTATCTGAGTTTGGACGTATCCTATGCTGAGCTGGAAGCATTTGACAAGGACGAGCAGATGCAGTTCGTTGCAGAGCACGGCAGGACCATAGCAGAAATGGTAGCTCTGACGATGTGCGGGAAGTGGTGGAAGCCGGTGTGGCTGGTGTCGTGGATGTTGCGCCATTGGGTAGACAACCTCTATCTGCAGGTAGCAATGATGAAGTTCGTCCTGCTGCTGGGCACGGAAAGTTTTACGAATATTATCAGATCAGCAGAGATGACGAACCCTCTGAAACTGAGACTGAGCCAAAAAACGAAGGGGAGTTAAGTTCTCATTATGAAGGAAGCCATAGCCCCTTTGGTCTGGTGTGGCAGATCGCCAATGCTACAGGATGGAGCAAGGAGTACATCCTCAACGGGGTGAATTACCAGACCTTGATGATGATGCTTGCCGATGCGCCGCATTACACTAAGAAAAAACAAGTGGATAATGAAAAGGCGGGAGAAAACAACACGGATGACGTGTTAGGCTTTTTCCAGAGCAATCTCCAGTCTGACTGAATCCCTATTAATTGATGTTCAAAGGATATGAAGTCTGTTGAAATTGAGTTTCTGATGAAAGGCAACCTGAGACAGGGGATGCAGGAGATCGGTGGTGAGGCGGATGTGCTTGACAACCGGCTTCGTGGACTGCGCAACACTGTCGGTGGTCTGTTTGCCGTCGACAAGAGCGCAGAGTACATCAAGAAAATAATTGATGTGCGAGGCGAAATAGAAAGCCTTCAGATATCCTTTGAAACATTGGCAGGAAAGTCAAAGGGTGACAAGCTGTTCGGTGACATCAGGGAGTTTGCCGCCACCACACCTATGATGATGAATGATCTTGCCAAGGGTGCGCAGACATTGCTGGGTTTCAACACCGAGGCAGAGAAGGTGATGCCAATCCTCCGTCAGATTGGCGACATTTCAATGGGAGACTCACAGAAGTTCAATTCCCTCGTGCTTGCCTTCGCACAGATGAGTTCTACAGGTAAGCTGATGGGGCAGGACCTCCTGCAGATGATCAATGCCGGCTTCAATCCTCTTGTCGTTATGTCCGAGAAAACGGGCAAGAGCATGAGTGTCCTGAAGCAGGAAATGACAGACGGGAAAATCAGCGTTGATATGGTTGCCGACGCTTTCGCAACTGCAGCAAGTGCGGGTGGCAAGTTCCACGGCATGCTCGAAAAGCAGAGCGAAGGTATGAAGGGTGCCGTAAGCAATCTTGAAGGTGCATGGCAGGATGCTTTCAACGAAATGGGCGAGAGTGGTGAGGGATTCATCATGAAGGGCATAGAACTCACTACGGCAGCCGTCAGGAATTATGACAAGCTGGGCAAGGCTATCTTCACTGTAGTAGCAGCGTACGGCGAATACAAGGGTGCGTTGATGGCTGTGCAGGCTCTGCAGAATATGATAAGCAACCAGAAAGCCTCCATTGAATCAGACCGTGTAAATGAACTGAAGGGACTCATCGACCAGTACAAACGTACGCTTGAGCCTGATGCCGTCAATGCTGATACGGCAGCAACGAAGGCAAACACAGCTGCCAAGCTCGAGAACAAGTCTGCCATTGATGCAGAGGTCGCTGCTATTGAAAATGAATTACGGGCTAAACTGGCAACTGCAGAAGCAAATTATAATGAAGCTACCAGTCTGGCTGCATACGCAGCGGTGCAGGTTGATGATGCGAATGAAGCAGTTGCTGCTGCACAGGAACAATATGAAGCTGTCTTGCGAACGGGTTCAGGGGAAGCAATTGAGGCAGCTGATATAGCACTGAACACAGCAGCTTCCGAGGCTAACTCGGCTGCACGTAACCTTCAGGCTGCACGTACGAACGTAGCCGCTGCAGCAACTGCGAGAGAAACAGCGGCTACCAGACTGTCTACCTTTCAGACACAGGTTGACACTGTCCAGAGGAATGCCAACACCCGTGCAACTGGATTGTGGGCGGCAGCTACCCGTATGGCCACCTCTGCCATGCAGGGTCTGAAGACTGCGTTCATGTCCAATCCGTTCGGTATCGCACTGGTTGCAATAACTTCCGTCATAGGTCTTCTGTCAATGTTCTCGTCTGAAACAGAAAAGGCTGCAGATGCCACTGTCCGTTTCCGTGAGAAAGTCATGGAGGAACAGTCGCAGCTGGAAACATATTATGCAACTCTCGTTAATGTAAGAAAAGGCTCAAAGAGTTACCAGGCAGCTCTTGACGGCATCAATTCTGTTGCCAAGGAATACAACGTACGGCAGCTTTCACTCAATGATACGCTGGATGAGCAGAAACAGAAGTACGAGGAGCTGACAGAAGCTATCCGTCAGCAGGCTGCGGAGAAAACCCTTGCAGAAGCTGCCGCAAAGGCAAATGAGGATGCCATGAAGTCTGAAAAGGATGCAATGGACAGCCTCTTGGATAAAGCTAAGGAAGCTACCTACAAGGATATACGTGAAGTCATGGAGACAACTCCGGAAGGCGTTTCCATGATGGTCTATAAGACCGTGGATGTCTCCAGCGAAAAGCTGCGGCAGGTGACATCTGCAACCTGGAATATGATTTCCACTGAAGTGATGAGTCATGCCGCAGACATTTCAGAGGCATTTGCAAGGTCACAGGCAGAGGGTGTGAAAGCTGTAGAGGCAGAGGTTGGTACTATAGAGGAAATCCTGCGTTCCCTGGGTGTTACCGACCGGGAGATTGAAGCCTTCCACGATAGCCTTTATGAATATGTGAATACTTCCGCACAGGGATTCAGAAACTCATACAATGAGCTGGAGCGTACCAAGGCGCAGCTGGAGGGAATTGCAAGCGCTACTGTCAATACGAAGGACACGACCAATGAGGCTATAGCCCAGATGAACTATGAGCAGCTGGTACAGAAGCTGCAGAGTGTCCAGGCAGAAATAGACAAGATTAACTCTAAGGAAGTAAAGGTTGAGACAGACAACTCACGCCTGCTGGAACTGAAGGGTCTGCTTATAGACATCAATAAGCTAATGTCAAAGACTCTGACATCCGGTTCAGACTCAGATCTGGAAAAGCGTCTTCAGGAACTGAAAAAGAAACGTGACGGTGAAATTTACGGTTCAAAGGCCTGGAATGAATATAACAGTCAGGTTGGAACATTGACTGCCCAGCTTGCGGGTCATAAGAGCAAATACGCTGAAACCGTTTTCAATGGCAGCAAGAAGAAAAAGAAGAAGAAAAAGAAAAAGGAACTCTCCAAGGAAGAGATAGCCAGGCGGCAGGCACGTTACCAGGAACTGGTAGAAGAGCAGAAGGAAGACCGCAAACGTGCACTGAGAGATATGGAGCTGGAGACACGCCAGGCACAGCTTGATGCTATGCAGGAGGGGTCAAAAAAGACCCTTGCACAGTTACAGCTCGACTTTGACAAGGAAAAGGAAAAAATCACACGTGAGTATGAAGATCTGAAGAAAAGCAAGATCGAGGCAGCCAGAAAGGTGTGGGAGGCAAATCCTGCGAATAAGGACAAGGTTTTCCACGCTAACCCGGCAGATACCCGTTTTGCCTACACGAAGGCTGAGAAGAAAAACAGGAAGGCGCAGGAAGAAGCGGCGAAGCAGGATTTCTTGAGGAAGCGTTCTGATGTGTTCTCAGTCGACCGCCAGGCGATGAGAGACTATCTCAAGGAGTACGGTACTTTTAACCAGCAGAAATTAGCTATTGCTGAGGAATATGCTGAAAAGATAAGGAAGGCAACCAGTGAAGGGGAACGGCAGAAACTGCTTGCTGAACGTAATTCCGCACAGGGCAAGGTCGATGTTGATGCCATTAAACAGAGCATCGACTGGGGCAGCGCATTCGGTGAGTTCGGTGCTATATTCAAGTCGGAACTGACACCTCTTCTCAGCAAGCTGCGTAAGATAACAGAAAGCAAGGAGTTCAAGAGCAGCAGCATTCAGGACCAGTCTGTAGTATTTGACCTTATACACCGTCTTGAACAGAGTTCTGCCGTCTGGGATGGTGAGATATTCCGTAAGGTCAGTGATGATATGAAGACATACCAGGCTGCGATGGAGAAGCTGATTGCTGCACAGGAAACCGAGCGGCGTGTCTATGAAGAGACTGCTGACGGGCTGAGAGCTGCGCAGGAGAATCTTGAGCTGGCACAGGCTGAAGGTAATCTGGACGCAATGACAGAATGGCAAAACGAGGTAGACCGACTGGTAGCAGAACAGAGAGCTGCAAGTGAGCTTGTGAAAGAACACAGTCAGGCTGCTAACGAGGCAACCGAGAATCTCAAGGCAAGTGCCGCCAGTGCAAAGGGAATGTTTGAGGGACTGGAAAGTGCCGTGAACGGTCTGACCAGCGGTACACTCAAGGGGTTGGGAAGCTCCCTTATGCAGCTGGACAAACTCTTCGGAGGAGGCGAGTTTACCAGGACCGCTGGTAATGCACTTGCAGCCGGTTTTCAGTCTCTGTTCGGAAAGGACAGCGCAGCAGCTAAGGCACTGTCTGTCGCACTCGGTGATACCGGGCTGATGGGAGAGGTCATCAGTGCAGTACTTGGCATATTCGATGCTATAGCACAGAATGGTATCAGCGGTATTGTCACAGGTCTTCAGGATACAATCCTGGGGGCTGTTGAGAAGATTCTGGATGATGTCTTCAGCGGTGACATCATTACGAAGCCTCTTGGAAATCTGATGACGCATCTCGATCATATCCTTGATACTGTAACGTTCGGAGGATTCAGCAAACTGACAGCCTGGTTGGGTGATGGTGACAGTGACAGGAACCTTGAGCGTGACCTTGAGAGACTGACCCAGAGCAATGCTGACCTGAAGCAGGCTATCGACAACCTGACCGATGAGCTGGGTAAATCCAAGATGAGCGATGCCGGGTCATTATACGAGCAGCAGAAGCGGAATATAATGGAACTTGAACGCAATACGCGTGAGAGTATGGAGCGTGCAGGCGCTGCATTCACAAGGGGAAACTGGTACAAGGCATATACGAACGGGCACCATAGCTCTGATTACAAAATCAACAAGGGAATGAGCGGTCACGAATGGGATGCGATAAGCCAGCTGCTGGGGAAAAATATACGTGGTGCCGGAGACTTGTGGAAGCTGTCAAGCAAGGAGATGTATGAAATTGCAACCAAGCTGACAAGTGAATACACGCATATCAAGGACCTTGCTAACGACGGATACAGGGACGCAGCACAGTTCATGGACGATTACATCGGTTACTGGAAACAGCTTGAAAAGATAGAGGACTCCTATCGTGAGAAGCTGACAGACATAACCTTCGACTCTGCACGGAACTCGCTGGTAGCACTTGTGAAGGATGTGAAGAACAGCAATCGTGAGATATTGAAGAATGTCGATGAGATGTTCGAGAACGCTATTCTGAACTGGATGCAGTCGGAAAAGTACGGCGAACGTCTCAGGGAATGGTATAACGGTTTTGCCGATGCAATGAAGGACGGCCTTTCAAAAAGTGAAGCCGAGAGCCTTAGAAGTCTCTATACGAAGATTGTCAATGAAATGCAGGCAGAAAGGGATGCCGCCTATAAGGCTGCAGGAATAGATCCGACAGAAGGAACACAGCAGTCCGGGCGTAGCGGAGCCTTTGAGACAATGACGCAGGATCAGGGCACAAAGCTGGAGGGACTCTTCACAAGCGGTCAGCTGCACTGGGCAAGTATGGACGAGATACTGGGCAAGATAGCTGACAGATGGTCGGAAGCCTCTGACAGATTAGCTGAGCTTGTCGAGAATACTTCCTACTGTAAACATCTGAAGGAGATATCTGAAGATATAAGAGCTATGAAGCGTGACGGAATAAAAATGAGATAAGATTATGGCAGAACACATTTTATCAGGTCAGGTGTTTGTCAATGATACTGACATCTGGGTAACATACAAGGCTTTCCTGCGTGAGGAGCAGAAAGGAGGACATGACAATCTGAATGCGCTGCTTGCCCCTTCCAGGACAAAAGGCAATACGGCAGTCAATATCCGTGAACGCCACGGTGAAGAGTATAGTGATGACCTTCATCCAATGAGTGAGGGACGTGACGTAACGCTTCACTTTGCCATCAGTGCGAGTTCTACAGCTGGATTCGTCAGGCGTTATACTGATTTTATCAGTTTTTTGAAGAATGGCGAAAAAGGGTGGCTTCGATTCAGGTTTCCGACATTGAATCTGGAGATGCGTATGTTTGCAGACCAGTTTCCAAGCGGGTTTACAGCTATCAGCAATCTATGGTCGGAAGGACAGCAGTGCGGAGCCTTCAAGGTGAAATTCCGGGAACCTGTTTCTTCATTCTGACAGTGTTCAGTCAGTATTTAATCAGTGTTTAAATAGTACGGAAATGATAGAAATATACGGAAGTGACAATCATCTGAAGTGCCGGATTGAGCCGGCTGACAACAGCCAGCAGGACAAGACACTTGGCGGTGACAATCTGTTGTCTCTCTCATTCACACATCATAGTTTCGTGCAGCTGGATGTAAACGACTGGTGTGAGTTCGAAGGTGAGCGTTACTGGCTGCAGGAGCGTTATCTTCCTACGCAGAAGAGTGAGCGTGAGTGGGACTATGACTTGAAGTTCTATGGAGTGGAAAGCCTCATCAAGCGGCTGTTGGTTCTCAAGAATCCCGATGGTGAGAATGAGGCTGTGTTCACACTGACTGCTCCAGCTTCAGAGCATGTCCGGCTTATTGTAGGATGTATCAATGCTGGTATGGGCACGAGCGACTGGAAGACAGGAAGCGTTGTTGCGACAGAGAACCTTACTGTTGACTACAGTGGCACTTTTTGCGATGAAGGCTTGCGTAAGGTTGCAGAAGCTGCCAAGACAGAATGGTGGGTAGAAGGGCAGACGGTGAACGTATGCCGCTGCGAGCATGGTGAGGAACTCACACTTCGCTATCCTGAAAGCATCACCCAGCTGGAGCGTGATACGGCAGACGGTGTGAAGTTCTATACCCGTCTGTTTCCGATGGGCAGCACGCGTAACATTGACCGTGCGAAATATGGTTCCATGCGCCTTCAGCTGCCTGGTGGTCAGAAGTACGTGGATATGAATGTCGAGAAGTACGGCATCTTCCATCATTACGAAGAGGCTGCATTCTCCCATATATATCCTCGACGCATCGGTACTGTAAGCAGCGTCCGTGAGTCTTCTGTCAAGGATAACGAAGGCAAGCCGTTTAAAATATACTGGTTCAAGGATTCTGCCCTACCGTTCAATCCGAATGACTACGAAATCGGAGGTCTTGTAAAGCACGTCGTCTTCCAAAGCGGTGAGCTTGACGGCAGGGACTTCGAGGTGAACTACCATGCAGATACGCAGGAGTTCGAGATAATCACCACCTGGCCTTACGACGATGAGATGCAGATGCCTGGCGGTAATCTTATTCCGAAGGCAGGCGATAAGTATATCCTGTGGAATATCCGTATGCCTGATGAGTATTACGGACTGGCTGAACAGGAGTTCCTCGCAGCGGTGGAAGCATTCAATGCCAAGCATTGCATCGACACGTCGGTGTATAAATGTCCGACGCATCATGTCTGGATAGAACGCAATCGGGTGCAACTCTATATCGGGCGGAGAATACGACTGGAGAGCCAGCAATACTTCCCCGAAGCAGGTTTTCGCAGCAGTCGCATCACCCGCATTAGTCGCAGTGTGACGCTACCCAGCCAGATGAATCTTGAAATCAGCGATGCCACAAGTACGGGCAGCATGACTCGCATTAATGATGGCATTAACGAGGCAAAGAGTTACGCAATGTCAGCTCTCGGTGCTGTGCCCGACATCATACGGAGCGGTGAATCTACACTACCGACCGACACCAATCTCTTCTCCGCCCGCCGCTCGCAGAAGGAGTTCCTGAGCAAGAAGGAGGAGGACGTGGCACAGCAGCTCATCACCTTCCTCAAGGGCATTGGGCTGGGAGCGGACGGACGGTTCTCCGTCAATGCCGACGGCGTGGCACTGCTCTCGCGCATCCTCGTCGGGAACTACGTAAAGGGTTCGTCGGGTGCGGGCATCTACGCCGACGGGCAGGGCAACTATCACATCGAGGGTGACTATGTACACGTGCGAAAACAGCTGACGGCAGAAGAAGTGCAGTTGATGAAATCGACACATATCAACGGCAGGATCATCAACTCCCCCGGCAGCTTCACCATATCCAGGGTTGAAAAGACAGACGGCGGATGGAGGTGCTACTTCACGCAGCAGGACGGTGAGGGGCGGATGATCAGCAATACAATGGGGATGGACGACTACGCCTACTGCGAGACGTTCAACCTGGTCAACCAGCAGGGCAGACTCTCGAACCACTACTGGCACCGGCGCGTCTTCGGACTGGGCGCGGACTATGTCGACATCTGCGACAACACGGATGCCGACGATTACGCAAGCGGAAGCGACGAGCCGCAGGCGGGCGACGAGGTGTCGACGCTCGGCAACAGGACAGATCCCGCACGCCGGCACGCCATCGTCCAGGCGGCAGCCGGCACAGGCTCGCCGTATTACAGGATGTACGTCGGCATCCGCTCTTTCTCGCTGCCGAAGCCGAAGATACAGATGAGCCCGACGGAAGGTTCGTGGTGGATGGTGACGGACGAGCACGGCAACGACATGCCGATGGAGGAGTACATCGCATCCCTGAAGTCGCAGGTCAGCGCCGTGCAGGAGCAGGCGGACAGGCAGCTGGTGATCTGGTTCGGCGACGCCGTGCCGTCTGCCACAGCGGAACCTGCCGGCGAGTGGACGGACGAAGCGACGAAAGAGATGCACCTGCACGACATCTACTACAACCGCTCGTACGCCGAGACGGGCGGCGGCCGTGCGTACTCGTTCGAGAAGAATCCCGACGGGTCTTATTCATGGCACGAGATTACGGATGCGGACGTGCTGAAGTCGCTCGAGGCGGCGCAGCGGGCGCAGGACACGGCCGACGGCAAGCGCAGGGTGTTCGTGCGCGAGCAGCCCGTGCCGCCGTATGACAAGGGCGACCAGTGGAGCAATGCCACGTACGAGGGCAGGTATCAGAACGATCTGCTTGTCTGCGTGCGCACGAAAGCGAAAGACGAGTCTTTCGACATTGACGACTGGTCGCCCTCGCAGGCCCTCACTTCTGCGCAATTCAAGTCTGAAATCAAGACGGCTGCTGACAAAATATCTGCTACGGTCACGAACCTGAAGAACGGACTGGTCGAGGTGGGATTCGAGCTTGACGGCGAGAAGAAGTCCTTCACCGTCACGGCCGAGAACTTCAAGGTGCAGACCCCGGAGGGGAAGGTCGCCCTGATGACGTCGGACGGCAAGGTGAACGCCGATCTGATAGAAGCCCGCAGCGTGCGCACGCTGCCGGGGGCGAACGGCCTGCACATCGACATGCGGGAGGGCACGTTCGACATCCTGACCGCAGACAACCGAAAGGGCATCAGCATGACGGTGGATGAGAACGGATTCCCCCACCTCGTATTCTTCGACAGGGAAGGGCGGGCGAAGTACGACCTGGGCTACACCGGCCTGAAGGAGCTCGTCTCGGCCTACCGCGCCGCCTACTGGACCCGGCGCAGGCTCGTCGACGTCACCGGCAGGGGGCTGGCGGCGGTCTGGCCGAAGACGGCCCGGGGCCGGGAGTGGCACGAGTACCACGCCGCCTTCCACTACGTCACGGGGAAGCTCGGCGAACATGCCGAGGAGGACGGGAGGCTCTTCGAGCTGGAAGATTTCGCCGCGCCGATCCCCGACGGATGGTACACGGACGAGAACCTCGAGGGCCAGTTCCTCGCAGGCGGCGGCGAGACCGTCGACGACGGCGACCCGAACGGCGTGCCCGGGCCGCGCGTCTACGGCGTGAAGATCGGCCGTACCGAGGGCGGCCGGTTCACGAGGAAAGGACTGACGGTCTGGTTCAGGGTCGTGAACGGCCGGGCCTCCTTCTGCGACACTGAAGGGAAGCCGCTGGCCGTGGGATTGCTGCAGGACTATCCGTTCCAGCCGGACATCTGACAGGCGGCGCATACGTGCCGGGAGCGTGACACATACGAGTCAGCAGCGTGACACATACGAGTCAGCAGCGCAACACATACGTGCCGGAACAGCACGACGCTCCGCCCGCATTTCGGAAGCCCCAGGGGCGGAGCACGAGGAGCATTCATTTCAAAAAAAACAAAAGTCTATGGAAAAGAGTTTGAGTTATGTCCTCAAGGAGCAGAAGATGACGCTCGGGACGATGAAAGGGAAAAGCGTGTTCGTGGCGAAGCCTACCGACCGCCGCAGGGTGTCGCACCGCGCGTTCTGCGACGAGGTGGCGCGCGCCACGACGTTCACCGGGGCGGAGGTGGAAGCCGTGCTGCGCCTGGCCGCCGAGACGGCCAGGAAGCACGTGGAACAGGGCGAGACGGTCGACTTCGGCGACATCGGTTCGCTGACGCCGTCGTTCCGGTCGAAGGCCGTCGAGCGCGCCGAGGACTTCAACGCGCAGAAGCACATCACCCGCCCCGTCGTCAAGCTGCGCCCCTCCGCGCGCTACTTCACCCTCAGCGGCGTGAGCTACGAGCGCGTGGAGAAGAAGGAGAAGAAGGAGAAGAAGAATCCGGAGCCGCAGCACAGCGGGCCCTCGGCGGGCGAATAGCCTGCCTGCCCGGACGGACGCCGTCCGTCCGGGCCTGTCACCGACCGTCATACATCCAGCGAAAGAATGAAGCACATCAGACTGCATATCACCGAGAGCCGCACCGCCGGCGGACGCTTCACGCAGGTCTCCGTCCGCGGCATGGAGGATGCGACAGGACGGAACTCTGTCCCGGCGCATCCGAAGCTGCTGCAGGACATCCTCTGCCATGCCCTGTCGCTTGCGCACGGTGTGGAGATAGAGGGCGGAAAGGGCTTTGCCTATACGTTCCCGTTCAAATTATCATGATCATGGAGAAGAAGAACATAGAACCGATATACATTGACCGGAAGTCGAAAGGCGGCCGGCTCACGGCGGAGGAATTCAACAGGATTCCCGAGAAGGTGAACGAACTTGTAAAGGCGCATAACACCGAAGAGGAGCGCATGAAGCAGGTGGCGGCCAGGAACCGCCCTGCGCTCGGCCAGCTGACGAACGTGAGCGCCGAGGCGGACAGCCTCGCTTCCGACACCTGCGTGCTGGTGTGGAACGGCGATGCGTGGGCGCCGATGAAGCTGTCGGAGCTCGGCATCGGGCAGGGAGGCGGCGGACAGCAGACCATCCTGTATTACCTGCGCGCCGCCAACCGGTCGCCCTCCACGACGCTGTCGGCTTCCAAGACGGCAGGCGAGTGTACGGTCAGGTTCATGTTCGTGTCGCGCACGAAGGACGTGGGACAGACGGAGTACATGGACACCGGCGAGTGGGGCACGTACGAGATATTCGCCAAGGCGGGCGACGGCACGTTCGTGAGCAAGGCCCGAGGCCGCTGCCAGTCCAATACCGTCACGACCGTCGACGTGTTCCGATACTTGGAGAGCGGGCAGAACAGCATCATGGTGAAGATCACGGGCGAAGTGACGGGGCAGACCTCGCCGGCGCTGGTGTACTCCATCACGCTGTCGGCGCTGTTCCTGTCTGTATCCGAGTTCAACTGGTGGAAGGCGTATCAGGGAGACATCGTGCTTCCGTGCTACATCAGCGGCAACATCTCGAAGACGCTGCACGTGAAGATAACGGGCGAGGGCTACGAGCAGACGTATGAGCGGCAGTTCGGAACGGCTGCCTACACCTCTTCGCCCGTGGCTTATACGGTACCGTTCACGAACAGGACGGGCATCTTCCATCTGTCTGCATGGCTGTCGAACGACGACGGCACCGTGCAGACGCAGCCCGTAGGCTACGACTTCATGGCCGTGGCTGACAATGACAACGTGAAGCTGGTCGTCGTGAACAACAGGGCGGAGAAGCTGCTGAACTGGTACGAGAACAAGGTGCTGGAGTATGCGGTCTATGACGGCAGGGCGGTCACCACCCCGCTGTCCATTCTCATGAAGAAAGACGACGAGGTGCTGCAGGAGAACGTGTCGGAGAACACGCTTACGCAGACGAGGATGCAGTACACGCTATCGCTCGAGGTGGAGACGATCGACAACTCCGACTTCACGGCTCTGATCGGTTTCCGCTCTCACCCGACGGACGAGGTGCGCCTGCGTGACGCCATTCCGTTCCCTGTCGACAACTCGCAGGGCTATTCGGCAACGGCCGGGGCGGTATTCTACTTCAACGCCAAGAACCGCAGCAACACCGACACCGACCATGCTGTCATCAAGAACCTCATCACGGGCGAACACGTGCAGGCCGGCTGGCAGGGCGTGGCGTTCGCCCGTGACGGATGGACGGCGGACGACATGGGATCCCGCACGCTCCGCCTGCTGGCTGGCTCGCGACTGACGATTGATTACAGGCCGTTCGCCAGGGAGGCAGCGCAGACGGGCAGGACGATCGAGATAGACTATCAGGTCAACAACACGTCCGACCATGACGCTGAATGTATCTCCATCGCCATGCCTTATCAGAAGCAGTACATCGGCCTGAAGGTGAAAGCCTCCTCGATCATGTTCGCCACACGCAGCGGGCACAATCAGGATGTGCAGGGAATGAACACGGACGACGGGGTGCGCATCCGCCTTGCGCTGGTCATCTCTCCGAAGAAGTACACGTATGTCCTCAACGGCAACACGTATTATCTGAACCTTGTCAGTCTCTACATAGACGGCGTGGAAGTCCGCAAGTTCGCCTATCTGCTGACAGACAGCATGCAGACGGCGGAGGGCGGACAGATAGTCGCAGGCTCGGACAGCGCGGATGTCGACCTGTATTCCATCCGTATCTACGACAGTGCGATGGATGCCGCCAACGTCCATCAGGACTATGTCAATGCGCTCTCGACGGTCGGCGAGAAGAGTGCCGAGAAGCAGGACAACGACATCTACGACACGTTAGGCACGACGGTGGACTTCGACAAGGTGCGCGGCAGGGTGAACGTCTTTACCTTCGACAAGCCGCTGCCGTCGTATGAATACGGCAAGTCGTACAGGCCGAAGGGCACGCTCGAGATCTACCCCAAGGACGGCAATGCGAACCTCAACCGGCTGACGATTACGAACCTCCAGCTGCAGGGGCAGGGAACGTCGTCCATGCTCTACTACCTGTGGAACTGGAAGGCGAAGGTGGGCAAGGATACCACGATAGTCTATGAGGACGGACAGACGGAACAGAAGAAGTTCGAGCTGTTCAAGTCGCTTCCGAAAATATCGAAGCTGACGGCGAAGAAGAACATCGCCTCCTCCATGCAGTACCACAAGATGGGCAGCGTGAACTCGTTCACCGACCTGTGGAAGGCTGTCGGGCTGACGAACGAGGGTGTCGGGCAGGACAGCGAGGCACGTGTGTCCATCTACCAGGAGACATTCGTCGGATTCGAGAAGCAGACCGCAGACGACGGCACGGTGACGTACAAGTTCGTCGGGCTGTTCACTATCGGACCCGACAAAGGCGACGCTGCCACATTTGGCTACGACAAGGATCTGTTCCCCGACCTGCTGTCTATCGAGGGTTCTGACAACTCGCCGCGCCTCACCTTGTTTCAGGTTCCGTGGGACAGACGCCGCATCCGTTACAACGAGGAGGAGGAAGCCTATCAGTACCAGGTCTCTGAATTCTCGTGGGAGAACTGCTGGGACCTGGACTACGCCGACCTGCCGGCAGACGAGGCACGGCAGCGGGCGGAGGAACTCATCGAATCGTACATCAAGGCGTATAACATCGTCTACCAGTGCAGCACGTTCATCGAGCCTTTCAACGGCACGCTGGACGAACTGAACGCCGACCCGCACTCAACGCACATTGAGTATTGGATCGCCAAGGCCGGAGACCCGGACCAATACAACCTGTACTATTATGACTCGCTTTACAGGAAGTTCTGCCCGTCGACACTCGACAGCGGCGCATCGGTGGTGAATCTCCGCCGGCAGCTGGTCGGTGAGAAGTACGGGCTGACGGAGGCGGCGTTCAACTCAGTCAGTGATGCAGGAAAGCTCAACGAGTTGTTCAAGGCGGCACGCATTCAGAAGCTGCGTGCCGAGCAGTCGGAGTACTGGGATGTCTCTGATTGCCTCTACCATCAGCTCTACGTTGAAGCGGTGGCGGCGACCGACAACTGCGCAAAGAATACTTACCCTTATTCATTCGGTGAGAAATCGAAATCGTGAGTGGTATGATCCGCGATGCTGACACGTATGTGTCGCGGCTCTGACTCGTATGTGTCACGGTTCTGACTCGTATGTGTCACGAAGCTGAGTGGAGCCGCTCGGAAAGGCGATACCTGTCAGGCAGAAAACAAACAGTTAAAAACAATGGGCAAATAAGACGTTATTATGGCAAAGAGCAAATGGAAATTCAGACAAGACGACCTTGATACCATCTTCACGGTCATCAACCAGGGATTGATGAAGAAGCCCTACTGGGTGGAATATCACGACACCTACGAGGACGGCACGCCCGTATGGAACGGTGAGAAGTCGGTATTGTGGAATCTCATGGAGCAGGCTTACCCGGAGGAGCGGGCGGCAATGATGCGCCGAATGCTGGCGAAGATGGAGGAACTGGGCGGGCTGCAGAAGGGAACGCACCAGCAGAAGCTGTTCGCGTTCTTCCACCGGTACTTCTTCTCGGCCGCCGGCGACTTCTCGCCCATGCTCTACAACGAGGACGGGAAGCTGTACGAGCAGATGAAGCTCGCCATGCTGCAGGGCAGATACACGAACGACACCGACCCGCTCGGGCAGTCGCTCGGTGACGGCCGGTCGCCCGAAACGGCGTGGGTGAAGAAGCGCATCCAGTACCTCATGTCGAAGTATTCCTTCGGCGATTACGACGCTAAGACCGCCGAGGGGGCCGTCACCGTGCGCATATCGGCACAGGCGGACGCTACGACGAACTCCATCACGCTGCGCCTCACGCCGGCCATGAAACTGTATCCGACGATTGCATACGGTACGACCGTCATGCGTGGTGCCCGCACGGAGGCTGGAAAGGTATGCGAGATCGTCGTGGAAATCAACGGCACGTCCGACCAGCAGCTGTCGGTGAAGTCGGCCGACTACCTGCTTGATATCGGCGACTGGTCATCGTATGTCATCAACGGCGCACTGTCCGTCATCGGCAGACGGCTCAGGCGGTTGAAACTCGGCGACGGCGACGGGCGGAAAGTGAAGATTCTCATATCCTCCCTCACGCTCGGCAATACCGTATCGCTGGAGGAGATAGACGTGCGGAACATCCTCACGCTCGCAGGCTCGCTCGATATGCGTTCTAACTACCGCCTGCGCCGTTTCCTCGCCGGCGGCTCGTCCCTTACCGAAGCCCACTTCGCTGACGGCGGTGCGCTCGAGGAGGTCGACTACCCGGCCGCCACGTCGTACATCGAACTGAAGAACCTCGGCCGCCTCACGAACGGGCGTTGCAAGACGGAAGCCTGCGCTCCGAACGTGATGAGCTACTTCGTCAGCGGATGCGACGGTCTCCAGCCGATCAAGATGCTCGCCGGGATCATGGACGCGCAGGACGGGCAGTCGCCCCACGCCCTCCGCTACGTCCGATGTGTCGGCTTCAACGAAACCTTTACAGACGGGCGTACCTTCGACAAGCTCGCCCGGCTCGTAGACGGCACGTATCAGGGCATCGACGCAGAAGGACAGTACGGCAACGACCCTTACCCGGTTCTCGACGGCACAATCAACCTCACCACCGGAGCCTACCGCGACACCTACGATGCCCTCATGGTCCACTATCCGAAGCTCAAGCTCAACATCTCCAAATGGTGGATCCGCTTCGAAGACCCCGAAGTAAAGCGCATCTGCATCGAGAACTGGGACAAGGACGGTGACGGAGAGCTTTCCATGGAGGAAGCGGCGCAGGTCAGTTCCATCGGGACTG